TTGAAACCTGTGTATCAAATTGTTTTACAAATTCCATACCTTTATAAACTGCATCAATTTTTGCTTCATTAATAATACCATTCTTATCTAAGAACAGTTCATTCATTCTTAAAATCCAATCATTTCCTTGTTCTTTATTTGCTTCTAAATCTATCTCGGTATTTTGATAGTCTTTTTTAAAGCCTAATTCAGTTATTAGCATTCTTTCAAAAGATGATTTTGGTTTACTCATTTTACTTTGAACTAATCTAGTATTAATTTCAGTTAAAAAGTTTGTCATAGAGCCATCTACTTCCTTCTTAAGTCTTTCTAAAGTCCATCTTCTAGCTTTTCTACCTGCTTTAGTAGCTGTCTTTTTCTTGCCACTTGTTTCAGTTGCAATGTGATATGTTTTTCCTTCTAGCTTTTTTAATTCTTTTTGGCTACGTTCATATTCTTTTTCAACATATTGCCTAGATTCTTTCCCTAGCATTCTTCTTAGAAAGCTTCTTTCAGAATTTTGCTTCTTTCTATTTCTTCCTTTAACCTCTACATTGTATGCTCTTTCCCAAGCAAGTGCATCAAATATAATTTCAAAATCTTTTAAAACTTCTTTATCATTTGTTTCTAGCATAGAGAATAGTCCAGCCATTCTTTTTTCTACATAATTTGTAAAAGCAGCATTTAATCTATGCATAGTATCTGCTGTTCCTCTAATCATTTCTAGCGTACTAGTAGGAACTTCCAATGCATATGTTTTCAATCTTCCATCTGAACCTAATATTTTTGCATCTGGAATAAATTGTAATCTCTTTTCAAAAGGAGCCAATGATTGAGCAACTGTTTTAAAGAAGCTTAAATTAGACCATCTACTTACTTTAGGAGCAGTTTTTTGCAGTTCTATTACATGCATCTTTCTTTTTCCAGCAAAGAAATCTTTTTCATGCTTATATTGTATTTTTGGTTCTCCAGCTTCAGTTATTTCATATCCTTCTGATTTATAGAGAGCTTCTTTATCTTTAGGATTAAATTCTTGTAGCCCTCTATCAATAACTTTATAATAATCTTTACCTATTTTAACTACCATTTCTTTTTGGCCTTTTTCAAACCAATGTTTACTCATCCAGTCTTCAGTTCTAATTGTAGTAGTTTTTTCACCGCTTTCAACCAACTTTAATGTCTTTCTATCAAATCCTTCTTTTCTACCACCAAAGGTTATACGAGCATCTTCTCTGTTAATCATATTCATTACTTTGTCTAATTTTCTTACCATTGTGCTGCTATCAAAGTATCTTAATTCTAAATACTGGTTAAACAGTTCTAAATCATTGGTTGTCATTGTCCCAAAGCTTTCTCTTCTTCCTTTAAACACTTCCATTGCAGAAGTATATTCAGCTTCAATAACTTCAACTAAATCAGGATTAGCTCTTAAAAATCTTAATAAACGCATCATTTCCACTTCACCTTTTTCAGTTACAGGCTGTAAATGAAATCTTTCAATAAGGTCTTTCATTCTTTTTTCTTTAAATTTAGGAAACTCTTTAGTTCCTTTAGGTTTGAATTGAGTTTCGCCTACTGGTTCCATCTCAATTTCGGTGGTTTCAACTTTAATTTTTTCTATAACCTCTTCTTCAACTTCTTGCCTAACTCTATCTTGTGTTTTCTTTTTCTTTTCTCTAGGAGGGACTAAATCTTCTTTAATAATTTCTTCAGTCGCTTTTATTCTCAAGAAGCTCTTAGCAATTTCTTTAAAGTTAGGATAGTTTTTAGCTGTTATTTCGAGAGCATTAGTTCTATCAAATACATTTTGCATAAAATTGAAATACTCTAAACGATTTGCATTTGATATATTACTGCTTTTCAGAAGATGGTCTACACGTGGTCTTAATTTGTTTATAACTTTTCCTCTCATACTATAAAGGGTTTCTAAATCAAGGTCTGGAGATTTTACAACTTCTCCACTTCTGTTCGTATAATCCAATTCTCTATATTCATTAAGACCTTTAACTTTTCCTTCATATCCAGGTCCATATTTTAATATAGCCTCATTAATAACTTTATCTAAAGTTGCTAACTCTTTTAATAGCTCTTTATTTGTTTTACCATTAACGTCAGGTCTATAATCTTTATCTAGCATAGGGTTAGCCATTAGCCATGCATCATATACTCCTTCTGCTAATTCAACTTCTTTTTTTGACCATCCTAGTTTTCTATTAAATACATCCAAAAATCTATCTTTAGATACTTTAATATATCTTTGTATAGAAGCAGCATCATCTGCTCTATTTAATACCTCTTCGGCTGTTTTAACTTCTTTGGTGCTTTGATTATTAGTTTTATTTTGACTGTTTGACAAACCTTCTCTTTTAATTCTATGATGTCTGTCATAAGAATCTTGCTTAATCATAAATGTTTCTTGCATAACTTGCTTAACAGCTTTATGAGCAGCTTCACTTGTTGCTCCTTTAGCAATTAAATGGTCAATAAGAGCTTGAGACTTCATAATTGCATAGCTCATTCCAATCATATCTGAAACATTATCCCATAGTAATTTCTCGTTCCCTGGCTTCGCTGGAATCTTTAATCTTTGTCCGATTTTCAGTTTATCATTTTTTAGATTATTAATTGTCATTAAATCTGAAATTGAAATACGATATTTCGAAGAAATAGTTGATAAATTTTCACCTTTCTTAACACTATGTTCTACTTTTTGAGTACCAAATAATTTACGTAATTCTTTTGGTGTTAAAACAGCTCCATGAGGATACATTATACCCAACTCTTTAAATATAGGATTTCCTAAAATCTCTCTTGATAAAGCCTGAGCAAACATAAAAACTTTCTCCTTTGAATATCTAGCAGCAAATGGATTAACCTCAATAGGGATATCAGCAAATTTGTCTGCTAAAGCTGTATAAAAATGGTCTAGATTTGTATGTTCCTTTAAATAGTTCTCAGCTATTTTTTTTGCTCCCTCTGGAGTAAAGTTATTACTGTTATATCCCCATAAAGAATCGTAAAGCTCTTTTACAACCTTAAGTTTACCCATTCCATGGTTTGTATTAAATAGTTGGTCAAATTTTATTTCTGCTTCAGGGCCAGTCTGTTTTCCTTTTTTACCTTGTTTCTCTACGGCTCCAGGTTGGTTAATTCTTTCAAGCTGTCCTCCTTCTTTTCTAGCATGAATTTCAAAATATTTATGAAAAGCTTTACTCATCTGAATAGAAGCATGGTTCATTGTAGAATAATCAGCAGAGTCAGCTGCTAAATTAATTAAATTATATCCATCTTTAATTAAATCTTCAAACTTAACGCCATCTTTTATGTGTATGAAAAATTCCTTATAGTCTTCTAGTCCTTTAACAGTAGGTTTTTTCTGCCCTTTCTGTTTTTTTGTTGCTGACCATTCTCCAACAGAAAAATACATGTTTTTAATACCTTCTGGGCCTCCTCTATGTTGTACATAATCCCACAACCATTGTAGTCTTGTATATCCGTTTACAACTATACCCATATTTTTCTTCCCTAAATAAGCTGCTTGTGCTACCTCTAATCTAGCTATAGGGTCAAATATAGATTCAAAACCAAACTTACCTTCTATGGCTCCACCGATTTCTTCTAGGGTTTTTGGCTCCTTAATATTAGTTACTTCGCCTGGTTTAGTTGGGTCTAACTCTAATTCGTTTTGAACACTTCTAAAAGAATCTTTTATAACTTTATCAAGACTTAATACTCTTCCGTCTTGCATGGTAATAGTATCTTTTGCTTTACCAAAACGTTGAATAGCATGAACAGCATCAGCATCTTTATCTGCTCCACCTAAATAATAGTCATTCAGTTCATTCGTATGAACAGTAAATCCTTTTCGTTCTAAAAATCCTGCAAAACGTAATATTCTTACTCCACCATTACCTGAAACAGGAGCTCTTGTAATTGCATAAGTTAGTGCATCTTCATACTCTTTAAGTCTTTCTTTGTCTTTTACGCTTTTATACTGTTTTTGCTCTAAACGCTTATATTCGTTAAATGCGGCCTCCAAAGTCTCTCGCCTACCATTTACATCAATTACGTCCTGTTTGTGGCCTGAAGCTAGCATAAATTCGTTATTTGATATACCTCTACCATTATTCATTGCTCTCATTTGAGCATCATAGCCACCTAATTTTTGATAAAAACCATAATCTTGCTTCATTTTAGTAGCTCTAGATATTTGATAGTTTCTTAATGCTTTCTCTACGAAAGGAGCATGGTTTTTCCAAAGATAACCCATTGGTATATAATTAATTGAAGGTAAAATATCAGAAAGTTGCTGATTTTTTCCAGCCTCATCCGTTTTAATCTCCCATTTTTCATGTATCATCATCATTGGGTCTTTATCTGCTTCAAGAACTCTCCTAATAATATGTTGAGCAGCAGCACTATCTGGTCTATCTCTCATCACTTCAAGAATTATATCCATATCCAATTTATCTACTTCTAACCAAGAATAATCAAAATCTTCTTTCTTGCCTTCTTCTACTCTAAATTGTTTTTCAAATTTTTTATTAGTTTCTTTATCTCCTCTTAAAGCTCTTTCTCTTAAAAAGTCTAATGCTTGTCTATGCTCTGGGCTAAATTGGGTAGCATTATTTTTGTCAATCATTCCTCTAATAATATTAATTCCTTTAGTTTTAGCCCCTTCTTCTTTTACTCCCATATTAATATGTAATTCTTCAGGTCTCATCCTAATAATATCTTGACTAGTTAATTCTTTTGAGAACCATTCTCCTGATTTCTCATTATATCCAAATTCTTTCTCATTTAAAACTCTTCTATTTAGACCTACTTTAATAGCACTATCATAAACAACATAATGAATATCATTGTCTTTCATCCATTTATCTAGCTTTTCTCCTGCTCTAAATCCTCCAGCTTTCATTCTAATATTACCTTTACCATCTCTAGCTTTAACAAATCCAACAGGCTTAAAAAATCCATTTTCAATAGGAATACCAAAATCATTAGCAATAGTATCAAAAACATCATTTCTAACATATATAACACCATCAGTACCAGAATTATTAGATTTAATAACATCTCCTTTATTTATGATAGAAGAAGGTAAGTCTTTAACAGCAATTGCTCTTAAGTGTTCAGATGAAACTAATTCAGGAAATAGTTCTGTTCTAACTTCTTGTAGTATCCCTGGAAATTCTTTAGTCCAAAAATCTTTTTTACCAGAAGGGTTATTATGTTCTAGTGGTGCTCTTTTTGTTGATTGTAATAAACTTGAAACATTTTCGTTCTGAACAATAGATTCTCTAACTATGTTTTTCATTAATTCTCTATTTTTAGCCTTATCTGCTGGTAAACCAATTTTCTTTTTCCAGCCTTCTTTCCATTCTGGACTGTTATAAATTTCTCTATCGAATTTTCCAGACTTTAATGTTTGATAAGCATGCTCAACGCTTTCATAGGTTTTTCCATCAAATTCAAATTGTCTTGGTGCAAGATTACTTAAATTTTCAAAATTATTTTTTACTGTAGACCATATATTAATAGGGTCTCCTTCTGTCTTGGAAGTTTGTGATTTAGCATCTAATTTTGCTAACAGTTTTGAATGGTGAGCAATACCATCTCTTTGCATTTTATTAGTAGCTAAGTCATATTCTTTTTGATACTGTTCTCTAGCATCCTTTCTTGCTTGCGGTGTATCCTTACTAACATCAACTTCAATTGTTTCTACTATTTCTCCTGTTTTTAGATGGCGAAATGAAACTGTTCCTTTTTTAGACTTAGAATCGTAAATATCTAAAAATTGTTTTGCAATTCTTGCATCTTCTACTGTTGACGGTTTTGCTTGGTTTTTATCTATTATTTTTTGCCAATTTTCAATACTTTTTACTAACTCTTCCCTAGTAAATTTTTGCCCCTTGTCACTAGTAATAGTTTGTTGTTCAGACTTTCCTAAAATTTTCTTAAAAACCCTTGGGTTAAGTGGGATTTCACCGCCTTGAGCTAATGTTTGGTATTTATTAAACTTAACAACATTTTTGTATCCAGTCTTTTCTACTTGTTTTTTATATTCAGCTAACCCCTCAAGTACTGACTTCTTCGTAAGCTTGTCTCCTTTAATTAATCCATTTTCTACTAATTCCCATATAACATTAGCAGTTCGTTCTTTTGTATATTCTTTCCCTACTGGGATAGTCTTGTCTAATTCTGCATGTAATTCTTTTAATTCTATAGGGTCTATATAGTCTTTTCCTTTTTTATCCTTTGTTTGATATGGCATTTTTTGAATAATTAATGTTCCAGTATCTTTAGAGCCTCCAAATAAATAAAACCCACTACTTTCTAGCTGAGGATTAATAATATCCATTAATTCTTTAGGGCTCATATGAAACTTATCATATGTCATTGACATTGCATCATCAAGAGCATCTCTTCCCTTTTCCTTTGTATTCCAAGACTTTAATATTATTTTTCTAACGACTTCTCCAGGGATAGCATGAATTTGATTTATTTTATTTGGAGGATTCCAAACTGTTTGCGACTGACCTTCTACTTCCTCTACTCCTTCTGGAATAACTTCAACATTTTTTTTCTTACCTTGTTTGGTAATGATAGGAGCACTCTCTGGATTTAAATGCTCTAAAACTTTCATAAATTCTTTAATACTATTTTCCATTGGAGCTTCAACTTTAATTCCTTCTCCAAATTCTTCTTTAACTCTTTTAATAAACTTTTCACTATTATACTCTGATTCTCTAGCCCAATTTGTTAACATTTGTTTTAATTCAACTTGAGGAATAGATAAATCGATAGTTCCATCGGGTCTTTTCATAGTCAAATCTACTTTATCATAAATCTCAATCATCAATCTTTCTATAGCCATATCAGCATAGGTCTCTGGATTGTCTATTTCTTCTAAATGTTTTTTCAATTGTTCAATACTCTCGAATTGAAAATATAGTCCACCTTCTGATTCTTGTAATTCTTTTAATGATTTATAAAAATCTATTTGAGCTTGTTGTGACTTTTCCCATTCTTTAGCAACTTCTAATTCTATTTTTTCTTTCTTTAAAACATCTTGAACACGTTTTCGTTCAACTGTATATATTTTAGCAGCAGCAACGCCGTGTGTTTTTTTAACTGCATTATAATTATTCTTACCCTTTCTTGCGTCTTTTCTAGCTTTATTAGTTAAAGATTCAATTGTAGCGCTTCTTTTTCCAGGACCAGGTTGTCTATGTTTAAAGACTTCATCAGAAGGCTCTCTCTCTCTGTCTATTTCTTTTTGTATATCTTTCCTTACTTCATCTTGAAATCTTCTATCTTTTCTAGCAACTAATGCTTCTGCTTCTTCTCTAATAGTTTGTCTTAAATCATTTTTATTAAATCTTCCTATTGTTTCTCTAGCAACTTCGATAGGGTCTTTACCTTCGTTTTCTACTCTCTTTTCAAACTCAATAACTTCTTTAGACTTTTCTTTTTGTTTAAAGTTTATTTCTGCAATAACCTTTTCTGCTAATGCAGGATTTTCTTTTAACATTTCTCTTACTACATAAGATACATTTCCAGCTATAATATTGTTTCTTTCAATTTGTTGTGCTCTTAATTCTCCAAAGTGTCTAACAACCCTATCTTGAACAGCAGGGTCTAAATTTTTAAATTCTTTAGTTTTCATTCTTTGATATAAATCATATTCTAAAGATTGACTAGGTCTTATAGAGGTTTTATCTCCAAATAAGTATTTATAATACTGTTTATCTTTATGACTTCTAGCAGAAGCACCAAAGAAGAACCCTAATGCATATTCATATAATTGGTCAGGTAAAGGCAGGTCGTTCATACTTGCTTGTATTCCTGTGAATGCAGAACCTGTTATCCCTTTAGCCATCATGTCAACAAATGTTTCATTGTCTACACCGATTGTAGTTTCTTTAACCTTCTCTAATTCTTTTCTTAATTGGTTCATTTTTCGTGAAAGAACTTGATTTGATATCTTTCTTGACCTATTTTTAACTTTCTTTCTTCCTTCTAAAATAAGTTTTCTAGCTGCATGTGCTAATCCCGCTTCATCTAATTCTCGTGATTTTCTAAAAAATCTACCAATTTTTACATATTCTCCTACACCGCCAAAGAATGCCCCAGCCATAGCTCCGTGAAAAGCAGCTTGTCCCATTCCTTCTGGTCCTTCTTTCCAAGAAGAAACACCAAGAGCTAATCCTAAACGAGCTCCTTCTTCTACCATATTTCTAGCAGCTTCTGGGCCAAACGTCTTTTTCATTAGCCATGAATCAAATACAGTTCCTCCTGTAATTCCTGCTTTTTTACTTAATATTTTAGCATTATCTAGAATAACATCTGCTGCACGCATAGGAATAGAACGAAGCATATAAAAAGGTCTTCCATCTTCATTCAGTATTTTTTTACGTAATTTAAATGGTCCTAATTTTTCTGATTGTTTAGCAACTTCACTTAAAACATCTTGAAGCGACTTTGCTGCCTTACTTATTCCTCTTCCCACAAAGGAAAGTCCACCTACAACAGCACCAGCTGCAGTACTTCCTCCAGCTGCTCCTACATGAGCTCTTGCTTGCCCAACTGGAACTTTACCTTCAAGAACGTCATCGAATGCTTTACTCACTTTTTTCTTTACTTGTTTTTTAGCAACTTTGGCTCCAACCTTAGCACCAGTCATAGATACACTTGCCCCTGCTGTAAAGAAAGCAGCAATAAGGTCTGGAGCAAAACCAGCTAAATGTCCCATATTAGCAGCAATTCTTTCTGCAGCAGTATCTGGTTCTTCTGCCCATCCGAAAGTAGTAAACCCTTCAGCAAATCCTGAAATCCATTGATTTGCAATACTTGCTATAGAAGATTCTCCTTCTTCCATAAGGTTTGCACGTTGAAAAGGAATATCGAATGCTTTGAATTGTTTTTCGACAAAATCTACCTCATCTTCAGAGAAGCTGTCAGGGTTGTGGTAATACATTGTGCTTAACTGATTAATATAATCGTTAGGCATAATCATTCCAGCCGCCTGGAGTTGATTTAAATAATTTAAATCAGGATTCATTTTTAATATTCAGTTTCCGTGGTAATAGATTGTTCGTATTCTGATAAAACATCATATGAAGGAACTGCCAATCCTAAAGTATTCATCATTCCATGCATTTCTGCTAAACCAGTAAAATATTCCTGCCTTTGTTGAGCAGTAGCATAAGTAAGAAATTCTCTTTGATAAGAAGAGCTATATAACTGATTATATAGATTTTGCACAGTGCTTTTTGCTTCTTCTTTTGCAGCAATTGCTTTCCCTCCTGTGAGGTCTGAAATAGTTCCAGCTGTAGCTACTTTTGTGCTAACTGCTCCGATTCTTGTAGTCATATCAGGAAGCATTTGTGCAAAATCGCCTTGTCTAAATTTTCTATATCTTTTTTGCTTGAGCCAATCTCCTTCGCCTCCCCATAGTCTACCTATTCCATAAGCTTCTCCTTCAATCTTTCCCTTTTTTCTTTTTCTTCTTCTAGCCATTCTTCTTTCTTGTCCAGACCCAGTATCTGGCTTATAGGTAGGGTCTTTTCCTAAAATACCTTCTAAATATTTATCTTTTGATAATTGAGCTGCAGTAGCTTCATCTAACTTCTTATATTCGTCAAAAAGTTTATTTTCACGGTCTTCTATAGCTATTTCTGCTTTATGTTTAGCTAAAAGCATATCATTTTCAAGTTTAATAGCTTCCTTCTCTGCCCAAGAAGGCTCTTTAATGTCTTTAACTGTTTTCAACAAATCGCTCAATGCTTGAATACGAGCTGTTTGTCTATGTCTTTTATAATCATATGTTGCCATTATCTATATCCTCCTTGTTGTGAGTTAGGAAGAGCTTCGTCTCTTTCTTGAGTATTGTCACTTACAACATTACTTACTGGTCGTTGATTAATACTTCCCTTTCTGACTCCTGTAACTACTCCTTTTTCAGCAGCAAATCTTTGAACGTCTAACATTCTTGATTCAATATCTCTCAATCTACTTTGAAAATCTCTTTGATAGCCATACATACCTTCTTTTTGAGCTAATTCTCCAACTGCCATTTGACCTTGATAAGCTTCTAGCAGTCCTCCTCTTCTTAGGTTTTCATCAGCTCCATAAGCAAATCCTGTTTGTCCAAATTGAGAATCCATTTTTTCTACATTTCGTTCATAACTATCAAGGATTGTAGCTTGTTTGAGTTCTCCTCTTTGTCTTAAAAAGTCAGAACGTTGTATAAAATGCTGTCTTTCCTCTCCTACTTGAGCTTCTAATGCACGAGTTGCATCATTTGCATAATTTCTATACATAGCATGTTCTCTTCTTCTATTTGCTTCATCTCGTCTTCCACCAAAGAAACCTTTAATTCCTCCGAAAACTTTTCCTAAAATTTTTGCTTTACCACCAAAGTCTTGTGCTAACCAATGCTCTGTTGCTTTTGCTGCTAATGTACCTAATATTGGCATTACTCTTCTCCTTCCTTATCTTTGTCTGTTTTTTCATTATAATTCCATGAGTTAGGTTTTGATTCTTGTTTTTCTCTATTAAATGGAACTCCAAATGATTTCATAATTAAAAACACATTAAATCCATTAGGAGTATCTCTTTTTGTAATTCCAAAGTCATAACTCCATGCTCTTTTGTTATCTGATAATTTTTGTTGCTCTGGACTTAATTCTTCAGTTTGCATATTATCTGGAGACAGTCCTTGTATAGCATTTCTAAAATCTTGAACTCTAACAGGAGTTTCTGCTTTCCAAGCTGAAGCCTCTCCTTTAGAATTATGTTCAATCTCATACATTGCTTTTTCATAATCCCCTTCTTTTAAAGCATTATAAGCATTTGGAAATTTCTTATGCCAGTTTTGACCTAATTGAAAGTTAACTGAAGTTAAAGCTTCTTTAAAACTATCATCTTCAATACCAAGTTCACTAGCTTGCATTGATGCTGCGTTCCAAGCTGTATTGATATCATCTTTTTGCCATTGCAATAATATCTCTTCAGGTATCTCATCTCCTTCTTGGTATTTAATTAAATCATCTCCTGTTAATTTATGTCCCATTCCTGCTGTCAAATAACCAGATGTATCTGTATAAACTTTAGTTTCATAACCTTCTCTGTCATTTAAATGTTCTAATAATCTTGCTAATTGTTCTTCGTTCATTATTCTGCTCCTTCTTCAGTAGGTAATGTTTTTAAAAATGTTTCATAAACCTCAGGGGCACTAGTTTTTAAATAACGAGTCGCAAAACTATTTGTAGGGTCATTTCTCAATGTTGCTACATGTTTTTTAATATTACTATACTTCATTCTTTTACCCCAGTTTTTCCAATACAATGTTTCAACGCCAGCGATTTTTGGCTGTTTTACTTTCTCCCCTGAACTTTTTTCATAGTATCCGTAAGATTCTACCATATCATTCAATTGTTTATTATAGTCCACTGTTGGCTCTGGGTCTGGGTCTGAGGCTGGGTCATCCTGTGGTGGGTTTGGGAATGGTAACATTAAATCTTCTGCACTCCCTGTAGCTGGTTCTGTTCTATTCATTTGAATGTTACGAATTTTATCCTGGATATTTTCTCCTGCAATTAATTCTATCGCTTCATCACTTAATCTGTTTGTATCTCCAAGAGTTGCATTCGTATATCTTCCATCTTCATCTATCCAAACTCCTTGAGTAGAAGCTCTATATAATTCTTGAATATCGTTATCTCTCATTTGTTCAAACATAGGAAGACCTTCTCCACCTTGATATCCTGGAATTTGAGTACGAACAAATTCTCCAGTATCTGTAGAGAAACCTGTTACTCTCCCCCTCATTGCTTCTATCATGTTTGCAGGTTTTTCTATTCTCGCCATTTCAAATTTTCCTGTTTCCTCGTTAAACTGAAAACCTCCAGCTCCAAACAATCTATCTCTTTCAGACTGACTAAAATCATTTTTAATACCCTGCTGTCTTTCTTTCTCAGCTCTTTCTTTCTCAGCAGCTTCATCTTTCCAATCTCTAATTTGTTCTACTCCAGTTGCTAATTTTTCAGCAAGCTCGGAACCTAACTCGGCTTCTAATAATACATTCTGAGCAATTCTAGATGCTTTCCCTGCTTCATCGTATTCTTTTATTTCTTTTTTTCGACCTTCATGTTCGGCTATATTTGTCTGCAATTGTTTTAAAATTACATCTTCTCTTTGTGCCATTATGCTTTCTCCAATTCGGTTTTATACCATTCATTCTCTACTTTATAATAAAGATATTTTTTATCTCCATCTTTTACAATTCTTCTATCGCCTGATACTCCATCTTTATTAGAAGGTTTAGGCTCTACTTTAATAGGTGTAGAATACTGTCTTTCAGTTTTTTCTAATTTTTTTTGCATTATTTTAGCAAAAGCTTTAGCCTGTATATTCTTTAACATTATGACATACTCTTTTCTCTATATACAACTTGAATATCATTTAATTCAAAATCGTCTTCCATATTATCTCCTGAAAAAATTAATCCAAATGATTTAACTTTTTTAAAAGCATTATAAACAGTAGTTGAAACATTTCTTAATTTAATTTTCAATGTCCTATATGTTGTATCACTTGTTCCTGATAAAGTGCCTATAGTATGCTCAACTGCACTTCCACCATCATTTGTATCTGTAAATCCTTTTACTGTCACATTATTCCCATTTTTATAACTAATGTATACTGTTGTTATTACTTTGTCCATATTTGGAGCATTAAACACATAAGAAGGGGTTTTTATCAATGGGTCTGCAACAATATTAGTGCCACTTTGTAGTTTACTTGGAGCGTCTCTCCAATAAGATAAGTCATAAGTAAGACTACCTCCTATATCAGTGGTATCACCTCTATCATACCAAATTAAAGTACCGTCGTTTAAATTCTGGAAATTAGTTCTTTGCTCCGTAGTTAATCTTTTTTCACCAAAATTCCAGCCTAATGATTTTAAATCAATAGTAAGGACTTTTTGTTTGTGTACTCCAGTATCATTTCCCAAGCCTGAAGCATTTGATATAATTAATGTTTGTCTATTTGGTATATATCCAATCATTGCTTTATCGTTATAGTAATTGTTTACCCAATCATCTAATTTTTTTTGTCCAGTTTCTTGGTCTACTAAAATGTCATTAAAATTATTTCCATCATAGATATAAACACCATACTTATTAAACCATGCTACAAAGCCATCCCCTTCAACAACATGGTAATCTTTCTCTACCCCTTTAAATAAAAGAGAAGCTTCTAAAAATTCTATATCCCTAGATGTATTAATTATATACAAAGTTTTTCGTTTAAATTCAAGGAGTTTATCTCCAACTGATGCTAATTTTATAATATCATCACCATCATTTATTTCTACATCCAGTCTTCTATCTATTTCAAAAGTATCAAACTCATTAACTGCTGACTTTAAGACAGTATCATTTTTAACTAATCTTTTATTATCATCATCATAATAAGAAATATTTCCTATATAACATCTTCTATTTAAAATAGTAGAAGTTTTATATCCAGTCCCTGGTCTTCCAATAGATGTAGGCTGAGAATAAATATAAGGTTCATCCAATGGCATAGATTGAATATCTGTTTTTCCGTTAATTGTTGTGCAATCACTAGCATCTTTATAGCTAGCAGGATAGCAAAATTGTTTATGAGCATTTTCTTGAGCAGCATCTAAAGAACCATGACCAACGATTGCATCACTTGCATCATATTGAACTGTAAATGCAAATGCTTTATAATTATCTTTTCCTGCAATTCTTAATCCTTTTTTAAAATCTATCTCAAATAACAAATATTTATCATCAAATGTTACATCTGTATCGCTATATTGTTGATTACTTTTAGCCCAATATATTCTCATTCCTGTTTGTCTAGGTTTATTTGGTAGTCTTCCAATGAATGAATAATAAAGATTTCTTTTTCTATCAACACTTCCTGCTAAAGCTGGCTGTGCTATATATCCAATATGAACTGGAACAGATTCTTGTTTACCATATACATTAGAAGCAAATAAAGCATATTTTTTATCATAAGCTCCTCCAACTTGTTTATATACAAGGATATCAGTATCACTATCATCGGCATCTGTTGTTCTCATATTAAACCATGCATACATACGCATCGTTCCAAATCCTGCAATATAGTCAGCTGATTCATTCGAGGTTTCGCCTTGATAATTATTCATATATGATACTAATGTATTTAAAGCAGCTGGAATTTTCCCTGGACTACTATTATTTGTTGGAGGAGTATATATCCCAGTGCCACTATTAATTTCCCCAGACGCTGAACCATAATAGCCTGCTAAACCTTCATTTAAACTAATTTCACTTCCCCATTTTGCACTAAATGTGCTATTATCTAAAGCTGATTCATAGTCATACCCCCAAGCATCTGTACTTGTTTCTGTCGCAGAAGTATTACTTTTTATAGGAGATATATACATATCATCAGATTTAAAACCTGTAAACGAGTTTGTAATAGGTAAATATTCATCTGCTCCCAAGCTCCAAACGCTATTAACATATCCATACCATTTTGGAGTATTGTTAACAGAGAAAGCACCAGTTGATGGATAAGGACAAACACGAACTTCACCATCAACATTATGGTATTCAACTAAAGCTGAAGTAGTTCCATAGCTAAAAGTTCCAGGAGTAGAAGCAACCCATGCATCGTCAGTATAATCATATATAGATACATTTTTATCATAAGGAGAATGAACAAATAGTGATTCAGAATTTTCTAAATTACCATTGTCTAAATCACGGTCTGAATTATAATGAAACAAACCGTTTCCTTCGTTCATCGTTTGGTCATCATGATAAGTTTTACTTGCATTACTTTTTGAAGTATTGTATGAAGCACCCATAATTTTAATAGTCCCTGGTGTTTCTGTATCAACAGTATCTAAGATAGGAAATTCGTTAGGTTTCAAATCTCTAGGATTTGTTCTATTATTTAATCCTGCACTAAAATTATTGATATTTAACATTTTTTTAGGCATTAACTCTTTCCTTTATTAGATGCTCCAAAATAGAAGCTAACTACTGCACTGGTTAATCCACCTAAATATCCCAAAACTAAATTAATTAAAGCTTCTGAGTTCTGTTCAGGTGGTTGTATTGTTACTAAAAATATATATCCTAAGAAACCTCCAGTAAGACCTAATCCCATTATCCTTGCTGTCCAATCTTTACTAAAATGTTTTCTAGCATCTTGTCCATCAGCTACTTCCATTTTAAATACATCAACATCAAGTTCTTTCATTTTAAGGTCAAAATCTTGTTCTGCTTTTTTAATTGCCAACATTTGTTCAGGGGTTGCATTTTCAATAGCTTTTTCTACAGCTTGAGCATTATTAGGAACTCCTAACTTTTCAGCTATCATATTCATTGCCATACCGCCCATAGGGCCACCTAAAGCACTACCTAATGTAGGAGCTATAGTTCCAACTACTTTCTTTAATATCCCTTTTTTTAATAGTTTTTTCATAGCTATTTCTTACCTTTCTTTCCTCTGTTAAGGTTTCTATTTTTTCTGGTATCAATCTTAACTCCTTCAAGAGGTTTCCCTATTGAATTACTTGTTACTATCTTCGTTCCCATCTATAATATCTCCCCAAACAGTTGTTTTTCCATCGTGTATTTCAACCACATCAACTCTAAATGTTCCATCTGTAAACCAATCTACAATAGCAAAAGCATGAACCCAGTTATGAAGTCTTCCTTTTAACCATTTATTATTTTCATGTGACATATCCTTAAGACAACCCATGGACCAAGCTCCAATAGTTCCACCTAGCTTGGTTTGAGTATGTCTTTGTATGTCATGAGTATGTCCATATATGACATTCTCACCATAAGTTTCCAAATGCTTTTTAGCATGATACGTTGTTGCAAATGCACCATGAAAAAACGTTAACTTACCAATTTGTATTGGAAGGTTATACTCTGTATACTTATATCCTCTTTCTTTTATTTTACATGCTTTTTTAAAACTGTAATTATACATATAGGGATACTTAGTAACAAAATTATCCAACCACAAATCGTGATTACCTTGTAATAGATATTTCTTTTTACATCCGACTTGTTCCAATGCGTCATCCCATATATCCAATCCTTCATTTACAAGCCTTACATCCTCATCTATTATTGGAATCTGATATTCTAATGGAGGTAATTTTTTATCTTTATACCTCCATGCTGATACAGATTCCCATTCACCTACGTCTCCCAGATTAACAAATACATCTGGTTTAACTTTTTTAATTGCTTTTACTACGCAATTTATAGCAGCATCATCCTGCAAAGGAAAATGCTGGTCTGGTACTATTATACCACGTTCTTTGAGTTTCAAGGAAACCTCCTATTTTTTTGTAAGAGCTTTCTTAACTTGAGCCCAAACTTTATTATCAAGTTTATTAGAAGATAATTCTACTAAATAATCTCCTATAACTAATAAGATAGAAACTAATGTTTCTTCTCCTAATAATTTTTTAAGTATTGATGCTATTGTTTTTCCCATTACTTATCTCCTTTTTCACATTCTGCATCGCAGTCAGCTAAGCCTTTCATATAGCCTTGCTTTTCTACAATCATTGATTTTACTTCTGTCAATCTATTACTAGACTCTTGAATTTCTTGAACAAGAGCATTATGCTGTTCTACTAGAGATTGCATTTCTGCTTCTGCTTGTTCTTTTAAACTCAATGTTTTTATTTCGTCTTTTTTAGTCACGTTTTTTCTCCTATGTTATATTAACTAAACTTTACCTTGTCCTCTGCTTTTTTTCTTGTAATGGGCACTTAATTTATTACCATACTTAGTATGTCTTCCCATACCTTGCCTGGTCTTTTTAGGACCATTCGTTCTTCTTTCTATACCCCCGAATTTTTTTCTCAAGATTCCTTAATCTCCTTTTTATCTTTTTTTTTAGATTACCAAATTTTTTTCTATTTCTTCCCACTACTTTTGCCTAATACCTCCTTAATATATTAACCAATTCAATCCTGTAGTCGCCTCATAACTTTGAACGTCATACATAGATAAATAGCGACCTTGAACGAATATACCAAATTTAGGAGTTAATTTCCACCCTAATACTACACCCATATCATAGTCTATGCTATTATCTGCTGCTTCATAGTTAAATGAATAGTCTGACATTCCATTCGTATATGGATAAACTGTTGACCAGAAATGAAACCAGTTCTTATCTGTATATTTATAATAATCTAAACCTAGAGATAAAGATAACTCATTTTGGTAACCTAAATCACGAGCATACTCTTCATTGTAATCATCTACTAATTCACCATATACTGCAGTATAAAACTCTTCATCAGTAGTTGCTACTAAATTTCCTTCTTCGTCCCACCATA